GAAATAGAAGTTTATAAAGAAGCGTTAGAAAAACTTGCAAGACTTGGTAATGGTGATAACTATGGGAACAGCATTGGCAATGACATTGCTATTGAGGCACTAAGAAAGGCACAAGAGAAATGACTAAAAACGACCAAAGTTTGTTAAAACAGATGATTGCTGCTGGACACTTTAGCTATGATATTTACTTGCTTTTAGTGGAGCATAACAAGGTAGTAGCTAAGGAAAAGATAGCTCAAATGGGTGATAAATGGTGTTTGCATCCTAAAAATGCAGCTAAACGCTTAGATACACCATTACCTTTACTTAACCGAGACTCTAAGGTTCTTAAAAGAAAGAAAGAAAAAGAGCCTATTCCGTTTGGTGGTTGGCTTTAGCCATTTCTAAGGCTTTTTCTTTGACTTCAGATACCCTTCTAGACCATCCCTTGCCAAAAACAGGGAAGGCTTTAAGGGATTCTAAGAACTCTAGTCGTTTTGAGCTATAAACGCTGATTAAACGCTCTGGGTCTTTCTCTGCTTCTTTGACTAATGCAGCAGTAATAGAACCATAACCGCCATCAGGAGTAGCCCCAACAACCGACTGCAAAAGTTTAACGGCTCTCCCAACACCTGAGTTAACAGCGACATCAAAAACGCAATAGTCAACACCAGATACAAGCTCATCAGCTCTGCAAGCATCCCAATACTTTCTTTTATAAAGTGGAGCTACCATTGTAGGGGTTAAATTACGCATTTCTTTTTCAGAAACATCATGCCCTACCCATTCTTGCCATACTCGTTTAGTAACACCTAAGTTGGTTTCACCGCCTGGGTCAGATGGATGATTTACATAGCCACCTTCATGTACCAATAACATATCTAAGCATTTTTCAAAGTTATCTTTCATCGCTTCATCATTCCTTCAATTTCTTTAGTTTTATCTTTACTGCCTTGTGAGCTACCAAAATAGAATGATAGAACCTGTCCAGCAGAACTTGTAATAAATCCTAACGCAAATATCACCATTTGTTGTTGGTCTACAGGGACATCTTTAACCATCAACAAACCAATAAATCCAAACGCTAGAGCGACAGTTCCAAGGGCTAGAATAGGTACAACGGCTTTATCGAGCTTTGTAGCGTATTGGGATGTTGCGACTTCAGCATACGCTTTACGAGCAGAATCACGGTCTTGGGCATCCATTTTGGCGTACTCAAGGTCGAGTTCTTTAAGTTTAAGGGTAAGGTCAGGATTGCCAGCTAAAGCGGCTGTAACGCCTTCTACGGTCGCATCATCTACACCTAGCTTATCAGCCAACCAGCCCACAACAACTCCACCAGCAGGGCCAGCAATAGCAGTAGCCAAGACAGGAGCAACGCCTTTAAGAAGTCCAATTAGTGTATCCATTACTTATCGCCCCAAACTATTAAATATGCTATCCATGCTGCTACTAGAAAACACATAAACTGTGCTCTACGGATATTCTTTAAATCTCCATCAAACTCAGCTTTTTCTTTTTTTTCTAGTTCTTCAAGTTCTCGTTTAATTTTCAAGATTTCAGCCCATTCTTTCTCGCCCATAGCAGTATTTTTAAATTGTCTCAAGAAGTCTACTTTTAGGTTGTATTCTTCTTGGCTAATTAATTTACGCTGACGATATTCAGCTAAAGCCTTGTGTATTGCTAACCTTTTTTTTACTTCTGCTTCTCTTTTAGCCCTTAATCGCTCTTGGGCTAACTGTGTAGCTACATCTAATCCGTCTTTTTGTATTGCTTCAACTTGCTTAGTAAGCGACTTAGCACTTTCTCTAGCTGAATCCATACTGCCTGTAAGCGTTTTAACATCAAAGTCGGACACATCATTTGCCTGTAGCTAAGTGAATAAACCATCCTACTATTGTGCTGATTCCTGACACAATCAACATTCCCATCCAAAAACCACCTCTACCTTGATTAGCTAGGGCAATAAGATGTTCAAGGTTAGTTTCCATCTTGTCCATCTTCTTTTCCATTGCATCAAACTTTTGCTCGTAATTTTCTACTTTTTGCCACAATACTCCATAGCGAACAAGGTCAATTTTGCCGTCATCCATGGCTTATTCGTACAAGATGTTGATTGTGCCAGCATCAAAAGCGTCTGTGCCGTTTGCTGTGGTGATTCGTACTCGGTCAAGAGTTGTTGATAATGCTTTTACTCCAGCTAACGGAGTTGTCCAATTATTGTTTGTGTCTGCAATAACACCTTGAACAGTCCAAGCATTAGAACCAATTAAAGTCATAGAAATAGCACCATATCTAACTGCTGAAGCATCAGCCGCAGTTGAAATAAGGAATCCAGTAGAAAATGCAACAGGAGAACCGCCTTGTTGTGAGTTTCCTATGTAAGAAGTTGTTTCTATTCCGCCTGAGTCACCTAATTGAACAATCACATAACTACTGCCGTTGGTAGAAACACCATTAAACATAACTGTAATGCGCTTTACCCAACTAGGTATGCTATTAAAGTCAATAGAAGTGCCTGATGTAGACGCTTGTGCTGTACTGCTAGTTAATGCGCCACCTTGATAATTTGTTAATGAAGGAGTATTACTAGCTGCAAATACTATTTTTGGAGTTGTTAAACTTACTCCGTCAAAAGTTAAAGCAGAAGAAGCACCTAAAACACCATTATTATTGTATTGAATTTCTGTATTAGAGCCAGCAGCAGTACCGCCAAATCCAAACCAAACATTAGAATAATAAGTGCCAACTACTGTTGTTGAGCCGCCTGGATTACTTAACATTGTGTAAGTAAAAGTTGTATTGCCGGTTACAGTAATGGTAAAAGAACCATTGTAAGCGGATGGGGTGCATCCTGTAATTGTTATATTATCGCCAGTTTCTAAGCCATGGTTTCCTGCCGTAGTGGCTGTAGCTGTTGTGGTTACATTGGTAATACCAGAAATAGTAGTTTGTGGGTCAACAGTTTTAAAGCCTTCATATTCACTTGTAGTGGTGTTGAAACGAATTTCACCATCTACAGGGCTAGAAGGTCTTTCTGCGGTTGTTCCGCTAGGAATTTTAATATAACCAGTAGATGAACAAGTTACATCACCTGTAAAAGTAGGAGTAGAAAACTGAGCAAATTCAATAGCGTTACCTGCAACTGTTCCTGCTGCAAGACTTACAATTTTATTGCTATTAGCATTTAAATTGCCTGTCATTGGGGTTTGACCATCAGCAGCTAAAGACCCAGTAAGGGCTGCTGCTATGTCTGACATAGTGCCATTAGCCCATGTTGTAGCAATAGTTGAGCCAGGCACTAATGGATTGCTAGGAGGAAGGGAATAGACCCCAGAACCATTTCTTGACATATTATTTTCCTTTTAATGCTTTTGCCATATCTTCAGGCTTGTAATTAATGGATTCTTGAATCTTTTTCTTTAGAGCAGCTTCTTTACCTTTTTCAGCTACAAACTTAGACGCAGCACCCAATACAGGTATTTTACCTAAAGGAGTCTCATTAATCTTGTCTAGAGCAGTAATTAACGCACTTGCAGTATTGGAATAGTTAGCAGCACCTTTGAGTGGAGCATTGACATTAATGGTGTATTCCAACAAATCCCTGATTTCTTGAGCACCTTTTTTGCCAAATACATAATCTAGCTTGCCGTCTTGGTCAATTTCTCGAATAGCTGACTTAAATTTAGCTGGGGAAACTACCGGATTGCCAAAAGAATCCACATCTACGGATTGGGTTACTTTGTCTTTAAGGTGCTGAATGGTCTGACCTTGTAGCTCTTTCCATGCTTGCTGACCTTCTGGGCCTGCTTTCTTTAAAGTTCTGCCAATAGACATTACATCGTCTAAAGAACCATCAAGAATAGAATGTTTAAAAACATCTTCATACGCTACTGCTCGGTCATCAGTACCTTTTTTAGTACGCAATAACTTATCTATAGCACCAATGTTTTCAAATTCTCTGCCGTATTTAGTACGCAAAGCCCTAGCATTTTGATAGTTTTCACCACCTTTGCCTTCTGTAACTTGATTAATCAAGTTTTTCATTTGGCGTACATGAGTATTGGCTACTGCATCAGAAGGGTCGTAGTTTTTGTTAATAAACTGGTAAACATCTTCTAATTGATTAATGGAGATTTGACCTGTTTTCTTAGGGTCATTGAGCTTTAATTGCTCATCTACAGCACTCAAAATAGGGGCTAGTTGCTTTTTGACTGTAGGGGTTTGTTGGTCAATGTATGCTTTTAAAGGTGTATAAGGGATAGGTTCTTGTGTTTCGCCTGATTCTCTAGCCAATTCATAAGCCTTATTGATTTCTGATTTAGCTTTATTGGCTTGGTTTACCAAAGCCTTATCTACTATTTTTCCAGTTTCTCTTAATCCGTAAGTCTCTTTACCAGTAGCGTCTACATAAGCATCAAAGTTTTGCAAAATAGTGTCGTTACGCTTGGCTTGGGCTTCAATTAAAGGTTTGCCTAACTCTGGAAATTGTTTAGGAGTTTCAATTTCAAACTTCTGTTCACCTAAGTCTCTTAATGCTTGACCTTTGCTCATAGTGCCAGGCACTCTTAACTGGTTTGCTAACTGAATTCTTGCAACAGCTTCAGGCACTTCAGCAGCACCAACACCAGCCATAGTAGGGGCTTGAGTGCGTAACGCTTGAGCCATAGTAGGTTTAACTGCTTGAGCAACTTGGCTAATTGCTGGTCGTACACCTTGTGCAGCTTGTTGCATAGATGGAATCATTCCAATATTGCCAACATAAGGTGGTAATTTTGATGCTTCTAAAGCACCGCCAATAGACTCTAAAGCATCTACAGAGGCAGGTGATGTAGGTTGAAATTGAGTAGCTTCTCTAGCTTGTTTGTAATAAGCATCTCTAGCCTCACCACTAGGTGCTGTGCCTTGTGTAATAGCGTCTAAAGCACTTCTACCTACTCCATAAGCCATAGATAGTGGTTGAGAAACAATGCCACTACCGATAGTTGCTGGCACTTCATATAGTGCTTTTAACTTGTCAGTCATGCTACGAACAGGCTCTACAGGTGCTACGCTACCTCTGTTTTGAGCAGTAATAACGCTAGGCACATCGCTAGAGATGTTTGTTCCCATCGTTCTTGCTTGTGGCTGATACAACTTTTGTGCTTGAGCAATAACATCTGCTTGAGAAGCACCAGCAGGGCCTTCTAAAGTGATTTCTTTTCCGTCAGGGGCAACAACAGTATATTCAGCCATTATTTCACCGATTTAACAGACCAACCGCCACCAGTAGGTGCTTGTCCAGCTTCTTTAATAAATCTAGCACCTGGGCCTGCTTGCAACTCTAACGCTCTAATAGCAGATTCTCTTGCTTGTTGTTTTTGTGCAATAACAGAAGCATCTTCACCCATTTGTGGGAAATATTTCTTTTCTTCAGTTGCATATTCTTGTGGAGAAATAGCAGCACCAGATTCTTTACGCAATACCGCAGAAATAAAGTTTCTACGAGCTTGTGCGTTTTGTTGTTGTTCTGGGCTTAAACCACCAGCAAATTCAGGCAATACATTAAATACAGACTTAGATGCTTCTGCGTATTTATCGCCAACAAAAGGTGTCATTCCAACAATACCGCCTACAACTGTAGCTGTCTTGCCAGGTATATTAACTCCTTGCTTTTCTAATCCAGTAGCAATTTGATTGGCTTCTTTAGCTCTTAAACCAAAGCCAGTAGCATTACCTTGAGTTTCGGTAAGTTTGCCACCACCCAATTCTTGCAATGCTTTTTGTTGTTCTAAACCAAATCTTGCACCTTCTAATCCAAGTCTTTGTCTGTCAAGAGCAATTCTTTGTTTATCAGCATCAGACATTTGCGTTAAGAAAGCATTAAAGCCACCCTTAAAGCTACCATCAGCAACAGCAGCTTTGTAGCGTTTTTCTTCAGGTGTAGGCTCTGCAAATAATTGTTTTTGCAATACTTGAGCCATGCCTTGAGAAACAGGAGAACGACCTCGCAAAGCTGTTATATATGCAGCCATATCGCTACCAGGTATAGCAGCCTTAGATTCTTGTAGTGGGATATTGCCACCAGTAGGTGTCGGCCCAGCTTGTGCTGGATACATTTCAGCCGGTGTGCCTTGACGAGCTTGCATAATGTTTTGAGCGTCTGACAAACCTTCTGAACGAACTAAATTAGCTAAATCTTTTTCTTTTTGTGCTGCTTGTTCTTCTGTTTTTTTGCCAACATAAAGGTTAGCCATGTTAGCTAAATACTGTAATGGACTAGCTTTTACATATTGATTGCCAATCATTTGACTCTGAGGCTGTTGTAAGCCTTGTTGCATTAACATTTTGGCTAATTGTTGTTGTTGAGTTAAATCCATTAACTCCGCAGCATAGGGGTTTGCAAAATTATCTGCCATGTTATCCTCTTAAAGCCTTAATTAAAGCTGCTAAATCAGGTTTTGAATCTTGTACGCTTACAGGGTTAGGCATAGCTAAAAATGCTGATTGGCGTTTAACATCCATAGGCTGATATTGGTCGTAAACACTTTGATTCTTTTGTGCAGTTTGTTGTTGATTTTTAAATAATTCTTTTAAGAAATCAGCACCACCACTACCACCTGAAGGGCTTAAATCACTTAATCCCATAGCTTGATTGCTAGATGCAATGCTTGATGGTGAACCAAAGTTAAACCCAAATTCACTACCTGAAGGTGATGCCATAGGGTTTAAGTTGCCAAAAGAGCCACCTGAAGTATTAGCAAAGTTGGTGTAATTAGCGCCTTTACCAATACCAAAACCACCATCACTACCACCAAACAATGAACCTATGCCATCCATAAATCCACCGCTACTACCCATTGCACCGCCAGTAGAGCCACCTAATTGGAATAAGTCACCACCAAATGAGCCACCAGCACCACCTAATGAACTAAGCATTCCTTCACCAGCTCCAGCAGCACCAACTTCTCCAGCACCTAGACTAGCTTCGCCCATCATAGGAATTAATTGAGGTGCAGCAATAGCAGCAATTAAAGCAGCAGGTGCACCCCAGCCTGAGTCAAAAGGCATTTCTCGTTTAATGAATTTATCGGCATCAGCACCAAAGTTACCAATACCTTGAAAAGTGTCACCTAGGAAGTCAAAGAAAGCCATAATTTATCCGAACAATCCGCCAAGTGAAGAAAGACCACCTGTAATTCCACTAAATGTACCTGCTGGACTCATCATTGCAGCAGAACCTAGCCCAAACAACCCACCCATCGTATTTTGATTGGCAGCTTGACCAGCGTTGTATTGACCCATATTAGCGTTGTAACCTGCCATACCAGCACCAAATAAGTCAGCACCAGAAGGTGTAGCTTGTTGAGCAGAATTAACATAACCAGGTGTAGTAAGACCCTTAACTTGGTTTGCAATGTTAAGTGGTAACTGATAATTAGTAAGGTTTTGACCATATTGCTGTTGATTTGCTTGTAATCCAACACCCATACCGCCTGTAATAGCGGATGTCATCTTATCGTTCATGCCTTGTTGGAATACTCTAGCAGCGTTTTGGTAAGCCTCAGAGCCTACTGGAATGCCTTGATTAGCCATCTGTGCATCAAATTGCTTTTGCTCCATTTGCATTTGCGGTTGCAAACGCTTCATAATGGCATCGCTATAAGTTTGTCCTGGGTCTATTCCGTAAGAAGGAAGATTGCCGCCAGTAAAGTTTTGACCATACTGACCTTCTAAACCACCCATTACTTTGCTAGAAAGGCCTTGTAATTCAGGAGCAATAGACTGAGTAGCAGTCCACATTGGATTGCCGTATTTATCTTCACCACTAATTGCATAGTTTAGACTGCCGTAAGGAGTTACTTGATTTACTCGATTAGCAGCAGTAGCTGTTTGTGCAGCCTTGAGATTATTGGCGGCTGTTTGTTCTGCTAAAGAATTGTAATTAGGCACGGCTGGAGCACTTGAGCCACCACCACCACCAGTAAACATATCAACTACTTGACCCATTGCTTTCTCCTTGTTGTAACCATTTGCATTGATTACGCTTCATTGACATTATTACCAAATCGTTGGTAGTTTCTGCCACAACAAAGCCAAGTTTTCGGCACAAATTCAAGGACTTAACATTGCCCTTTACTATTGGTGCTAGTATAACCTCAACTTTAACTTTGTTAAAGGGATAATCAAATATTGCAAACAGCAAAAATTTACTCAACCAATACACATTTGTAGAAGCTACATGAATTTGGCAGTTTTCCTTGGTAAATTGGTTATAGCCAACTACAGCTATTAATTCACCATCTTTTTCTTGCCCAATACACATCGTTTCTACAGGGTAATCTTCACCACCCTTACTGCATAACCAACTTCTTAACTTATCTTGATTTTTAGTGGTAACGCAACGCATTACAATACGCCACCTTTTTCCATTACATAATCAGTAGAAGTCCATTTAAAATCAATACCTTGCGATGCTACAGCTAAGTTAATAGAAGCTGAAAACCCTAACCCTGTAACACCTACCCATGTTTTAGTGACAATATCACCAGCACTCCATAGAGCATCATCCCAAACCGATACATCCCATACACCACCTATTGTTGATGCTGGATTAAAGGATAAACTGCCAAATTCGGTATTAGTCTCAAAGTCTGTGCTAATAGAAACTGCTGTAGTTGGCATTCCATTATTGGTTTGGAATATAGGTCTTACCATCGTAAAACGCTTTAATTGCCCTGGTGAGTCAAAGTAGCTATAGGCTTGTTGGCAACCAGCTTGAATATTAGAACCAGCATCAGAGTTACCTTGGTAGAAATTGCCTACATAGCCATCTCCACCAAAATACACTTCATTATTACCTGCTACTTCCCAGCAATAAGCCTCAAGGTCAGTAAACCTAGCCCATGACTTAGTAATGGTGTGCATTACATACTGCTCTACTCCATCAGTAATAGGGATGTTTAAAATAAGCATATTTTCGGAAGCAAAATAACTAATTTGCCATCCAAAATTAGCGTAATAAGTAGTAGCTGCTTGGCTTACGGCAAAGTAAATCTTATCGGTAAGGTTAACCCTAGGGTCTAGACGGCTAGATTGAAGTGCTGAAGAAAGAGGCACTAAACCATCTTGAGTAAGTAGTAAAAGGTCTCCAGACCACTTAAAAAAGCACTTTCTAGCAAATGTTTGACCTAATTGCCATACGCCTTTTAATGCCCAAGTAGCAACAGTTGATGGGTCTGTGCCGTTATAAACCATTACTTCACCCATAGAAGTAACAAATACAGCATAGTCATCAGCACCTTGTCCAGCATCTAATGTCCAAGTACCCATAGCTTGTAAATAGCCGCCATTACGAGCAATACCACCAAAATCAATTTCAGTTGCAGCACCACCAAGGTTAGCTACATCCAAATACCATATCTTCATGGTGTCTTTTTGGGTAAACCAAAGTCGGTTTTTAAATAGGTTTACATTGATAAATGTAGAAGAATCTATACCAGTAATGCCTACAGTTGTATAAGAGCCTACTACACTAGCGTTAGCTGCTGGGGCAGTTGCCATTGTGTAAGTAAAGGTTGAAGAACCTGTTACATCAATAACATAAGTGCCGTTATAGTTTGATTCTGTAGCACCTGTAATGGTTACTCGGTTTTTATCTACAAGACCATGAGGAGCAGCCGTAGTTACAGTAGCCGTTAAGTTACCTGTGCCACCTCTAGTAATACTGCTGATTGTTTGAGCAGTTGTTGTTGTAGCTATGTAAAACCAACTTGTTCCGTCATAAACCATTGTAGGGTCTTGACCATTACAAGCTATGATGTAATCTCCTCCAGCATTGGAAAAGTTTACAAACTGCATTTTGCTATTGGTTAAACCTGTAAATACCTCTACAGCAGGGTCATTTGTAGCATCGTAAATCTTAGATTCGGCTACTGCAAAAAGATTAAAAGAGCCGTCTGTTTTAGCGTAATTCATCAAGCTATAGACTTTTCCAGTAATACCTGTAGAAGTCTTTGCATAGCCTTTTCTAAGGCTTACCTCAGTAGGAGTAGGAAAGAAATTGATTAGCTGAACTGCATCCGTAGGAGACATTTGGGCTAATGAATCCCTAGCATTCCATCCACCAATAGGTGATGGTACTGAGGCAGTTGTAGCTGTGAACTTCTTAGCGACTGCCATGATTAGCTTCCATAACCAGTATCAGGGATATTAGCGTAGCCAATAAGAACCTTAGATGGGTAAGGAGCAAATGATAGGTTAGGCGCACCTTTGTCTTGAGCTTTAACAACTGACAAATAACGGAAATAGTCTTGTTGCAACGCAGTAGTATCAAAAGACTTTACTTGAAAGTATTTGAGTTTAGTAGCTAAAACAATCAATCGGTCATCTAAAACAGTAGTATCAGAGTCAGCTACAAAGCTATTTAAAACTGCTCCAGCAGGGCTTCTTACCCAACCTTTAGACTTGTATTCCCATCCCAAATACTCATTGGTATTCATTGGAGGCCATACTTGGAATTGATTGTCTAAGATTCTCCAACGAATTCTAGGGCCTGTTGAGATGTAACCAGACTTGAGCCATTGCCATTGCTGTGCATCTTCAGGGCCTAGGGCCTCCCAATGCTTAGTTTTATCCCATTGAGTGCGGTTAGTAATACGCTCAAAGTCAAATGGTAAATCGTAAGCAGTTTGAGCCAATACAATAGCTCCATTACCGCTACCGGAAGCCATTTGGCTCATGGTAATAGTTTGTCCAGATACGCTTACAACTTGGGTATCTTGGTTAATGTTATATCCAGTAATCTGCCATTGGCTATCAACAGCAGTAATGTCTACGCCTGGGTCTACTTCAAGAATTAATGAGCCATTTATGGCTGTTGCATTGCAATTAATAGCTTGTGTGTAGAAGCGGTATTGAACTTGTAGGGCTTGCCAATCATATTCTTTGACTAAATCGTAGCCAGAACCATTCATTAATGCCAATACTTGTTGGACATCTTGAGATGGGTTACCGATGACATAGGTTGGCACTTGTAGGTTAAGCTCGGCTGTAACCTGTTGCACCATCTGAAGCATTGTTTGTGACATATATATCCTTTTACTTGGTTTCCCCAAGTAGTTGGGTATTTGTTCCGATTATAAACAAAAAAAGGGGAAATATCCCCTTCTTTTTATTCGGTTGCCTCAACTTCTTTAGGTTTACGACCTTTTGGTTTCTTTTCAGCCATCATAGCCATCAACGCATCAATTTGTTGTTGTTGTTTGAGTGCTCTAGCTTCAGCTTCCATCTTAATTGCAGCGTTTTCTTGACGCAATTTAGATAGTTCTTCCTCACGCTGGTTTGATTCACCAACTTGGTCAGCAAGATTCAAAAAGGCTTTGGCTTTATCCCTAAATGAGTAAGGATTCATGCCAGCAATCATGCCAATACGCTGTAAATGTAGGTCAGAAGCATTTGCAACGGACTCTACAGTAGCAAATTTTATGCCTTTTAGCTCATCTGCTTGAGAACGGCTAATAAGAGTCCATTCCTCAATAGGTGTGCCTACAATTTGCTCATGTCCTGCGGTTTGGTTCTGGTAATGTGCCCATTGTCTTGGAAATCGAGCTTTATGGGACTCGTTTGCGTAGGTATCAATCTCGTTTAAAGAGTCACCAGGGACATTAATACGGACAAAATCAAATTCTTTAAAGATTGGTCTACCAGCAATAGCTGATTCATCATCTTGTTTTACAGAGCGTTTGTAGAAAACTACTGCCAAACGACCATCTGCTCCTACTTCATCGGAAGGTAATGCCATTTTTAATTCTCCTAAGGGATTAGGTTGTTAAAAGAAAAAGGACTGCCCCTTGTGAGAGCAGTCCCTAGGATACTACAAGTTACTGATTAAACAGATGCTTTACCGAACCAACCATAATCACCAGCAACCATTGAGACGGCTGGAGAGATGTAAGCGCCACCAGTAGCAGCTACAGTAAATGCTGTAGTGTCAATAGCGCAAACAGTTGTGGAAGGAGCGATTGTTGCATCAGCAATAGCCCATACATAACGCAAACCATCAGAAGCGAAAGTTTGTGTACCGAGTGGGCCAAAGTTTGCTGGTTCACCTTGAAGTGCGATTTGAGCCGCAGTTTGGGTAACTTCTAGGTCAATACCAGCGATGGGTAATGTTGAATATGCCATGATTATTTCCTTAAATTAATTGAGTAGACAAGATTAAATAGGGGTTTCCCCCTATCTATTAGGTTGTCAACAAGCCTTGTAAGAAGCGGTTAGAAGTTGTAAGGTTACCTGCCCATCCATACAGCTTAACGATAGCGTCTTGGTTGATTGACTGACGCTCACCACCGATAGGTACAAAGTTACGCTCTTTGTGTGGGCGTAGGAAGATGTAGTTAGTGTTCAAGAAGTACATATAGTTTGCAGTTTCTTGTGCACCATAACCACCACCTAATACCACATCAGCCGACATACCACCGCCATAGAACTTGAGTGAAGCAAAACCTGCCGCACCTTCGTCTACACCAGCAATACGCT